TGTCTTAATTCATGCCTAATTGTTCCTTTAATGTCACTTCCAAACGCGTAAATATTTACGTCGTTACCTAGTTTAGAACCGCCATCTTTGGAAGGAACCCAACCGACTGAACCATTAGAACCGTTCCTACCATTATAGAAGTTGAATTTAAGCTTCTCGTTTAAACCTAATTCAGACATTGTATTTCTAATGACTTCTTCGTACTGCTGACCAGCTAAAACATTACCTGAGATACTAAAGTTGCCTAATTCCCTTGTATCTAATAATGTACTAGGTTTTAAAGCGATTGCAGCTCTCTCAGATAATGCCTCTGGAAATCTTTCACGAACAAAATCCTCTGTCACTATAGCCATAGAGCAACCGCAATTTATCACTTGGCGCGCCACGTCTTTACCGCCTTCGCCTCGTGCCGGATTACCGGGAGAATCTAATTTAACCCCTTCAATATTGAAAAATTGACTTTTTGGAATAGGCTTGCCTTGCGCTGAAATATGGCTTTGCCTTGGTTCGCGTCTTGCGCCTGAGTGGATCCAAAGCTTGTACATCTTTAGTCCTGTGACTAACTCAAAGTCATCACCTGATCGCATTAAACCCATGTTATTAGCTCGTGTTCCCTCTGTGATCGCAATAGCTCGCGCTCTGGCTCTGCTTCCAATCGTTGCTGTTAGCAGTTGCTGAGTCTGAAAAGGATTTAAACCTAATTCAATGGCTCTTTCTAGTATTTTCCTAATCTCTAGTCTAGTCCCATTATTTACGTTTGTGATAAGACCGCCTAAGTTTTCGCGGACCCAAACCCCAATCCAAGCTTTCCAGGTATTTAGAAACAAATCGCTCATTTCAAAGTCCTTAGTTTTCTGCATTGCTCTGATCTGGAAATAGCCCCTACGTGCCGCGTCTGGAAAAACTTTCTGATAGTATTCCACATAGGCCGAAGTCATTAACCTTTCATCAAAAATTTCAGCTTGCGAAACCAACGTTTTAAAGAATAGTTCTTCGCCAAACTTTTGGTATTGCCTGTTAGCTTTTTTGTTCTCGCGTCTGATTTGTGCTATGTTCATTATAGGTTTAAATCCTGAAAGTCCGCCCCGCCTTCAAAAGCTTCCTGAAGTGTAATTTTATTTGCCTCTGTATAGATAGCCCGTGCATAGTCTGCATCTATTTCGTCAAATCCAAGCATCGTTCTAACCTCGTTTAAAGTGGCTAATCCGCCATGCCAAAACGTTTCCATTATTAGTTTTGAATCTGCATTAAGCTCAGAATATTCTGATATGTCAAAGTCTAAATAATCGGCTTCACCGGGAAAGGCTGGCAAAAGAAACTCGCTTAAAGCCTGTTCTAGCTGCTTCAAAAATGGTAAAGAAACATCTACAACTAACTGCTTTTTGGCTTCGTTTAGGTTATCGAACTTTGAATCTGAGCGGAAAAGAGCGGGATTAATACCCCATAGGTTGCATAATTTCTCATCATCGTATTCCATGCCTTTCAAGATGTCAAGAGCAACCGGACTAAGTGCGATTGATTGGTATTGCATAGGAATACCCAAAGCCCCAACACGGTTTTTATTCATACTCCCATCCCAATATTTTTGTAGCTGCTGCCTCAGAGTAGGTAGCTGTTCGGCTGTTAGCCACTTTTCAGGGTCTTGAGACGCGTCTGGACTGATAAAACCTTTTGCACCTTCATTCTCAAGTGATCTTTTTAAGCTCGAAACTGCTTCATTATTCTTGCTCAGAAACTTAATCCCTGCAAGTAGCGGACTTTGACCCCTTAGCTGTGATCCCTGAAGATCCCAATACGGATTTACCATTTTCATGTGTTTAATCTCAGAGGCTGGAATTTCAATGGTCTGATCTCCTATATTGAATTTCACACCTTTAAAAGGCATAAACATATCGCCCTGAATAAGGTCCAATCTATTGACCGGCAAACAATACATTTCTTTGAATTTGTTAGCATCTCGCAAACCCCCTCCAATCCTAACCCCGTAGATAAAAACTTCGCCTGTTAGCCTGAACCACATTGATACTTCTTTCAAGAACTCAATTTGCGTTTGCCTTGGGTTTGGGTGTTTTAGAAGATCCATCAAATCGCCTGACTCAAGCGCTTCAAGGTTCTTAACCCGTTCAAATTTGGACTGAGCGCGATCTAGTTCCCCAGACTTATATTTTATCGCTTTGTATCGCTTCTCTTTGCCGTTTTCCTTGAATGCCTGCAAAGGTACTTCTGAGTCTTTTTCGCCAATCTTTTTAACTATTGAATAGATCATAGCATTACCCCGATACCCTTCGTTAATGAATGTATCGACCCTATTATCCATCCACACAACTAAATTATTCACGTTGAATTGTCCGTAAATAGCTTTGTTAAGTAAGTTTGCGTCTAAATCGGCTGTAGGCCTTGGACTTGTAAGGAGGTATTTTTGAATCAGAGAAATCATTTATTATTCTTTAGATCGATTGCAATAACCAAAAATACGTAAAATATTACAAAAACTGAACGACCCACCCAAAGCCACTGAATTGGGTTTAGGGTCCAAGCTATGAAACTGCCTAATAAGTACATGGCAATTAGTAGGGATAAGTAAATAGTTACGGTTTTTATCATTAGCTCATATCAATTAGCCCAACAGGGTTTTTATTGTTAATCATTAATTCAGTCAATCCCCAAACAAGCGAATCAACTCGGTTAGGGGATTTACCTTTTGTAGGGTTCCAAGAAGTCATTTCAATTTCCAGTTTATTTAGGTTACCGTAATGGAAAACTTTGCCTTGTTCGTAGATATTAACAATAGGTTCCGCTCTGGTGACCTTACCCCTACTTGCATGGACTTTTTTGTAAGCCACCGATTTATCCACTGATCTAATCACTGCTTCAATAAAGTCACCTCCATTATTTGCCTCTCCAATTATTAGGTTTGCCTGCCATTTGTCATAAAGCCCAATAGCTTTAACCGCCATTCCGTTAGGTGTGTATATTCCGCTTTCGTCGTCAAAAACGTAAGCATTACCATCAAATCCAAGGCCTACCGCCAAAATTCCATGCTCGTCTGAATCTGGATCTGAGGTAACAGCCGGGTCAATCGGTATTACTATTTTCTTCATCAATGGAAGCGAAGACACTTTTTTGATTAGGCCGTAATTCCATAAAGCCCCTTCAGCATCTTCATAGTTTATTCCTTCATAATCCCTATCATACTTTCGCCTGTCTCTTTGTTTGACTATAAGCCTTTTCTGATGCCAAGACGCAGAAAGGTTTTCCATATTGTCTCGATAGGTGCTATTAATCCTATCGGTCATCGTATAGTACAATCCATCGGGTTCAAAGAATTGTTTATGCTGCCATGACTGTTTGTGTAGCGCATTTGATACTAAGACTATCTTATTAGAGGCAATTATAGAACGAATAGACTCATCCAATTTATCAAATGAATCTTGATCCGGGTGTTCCTCAAACTCATCATAAATTACATCTGTAAGGCCCTGCACTCCTTTTAGATTTGCGGTTTGATTAAGTGATGAAGTTTTTACTCCTTTGAAAATAATCTTTGAACCTGTTTTTTTATTTGTAATTTCTGATCCTGAAATATGAAATTCATGCTTACAATCATTGTTTGCCATCTGAGTCTCAAATTCTGGTACGATTGAAACCGAAGCGGAAACCATTGTATAGCGCAAAAATAGAACTACGCGATTAAGATCGTAAGTTAGTCTGAGCGCATAATCAGAAATAACGAAAGATTTACCGGAACCTCTACTGCCTTTTTCATAGACATATCTCTGATCTGAGGTGTAAAGCTTTTGGTGCTTGTCGTTAATCTTCGGCATCTTTTGACTTTACCCATTCAATAGGCTTTATTCCTGTTACATTTAGGTTAGTTTCGTTTTGAACTTTGTCACTCCATCCAAAACGGTTCTTCATGTTCATGTACCATCCAGTATACGAAAAGTCTTTATCTTTTAGGTTTACTCTTCCAGACTTAGCCCACCATGCTTCTGAAAGCATCTTACCTACTTTTATGGTTTCCGAAAATTCAGGCTCATCAATTAACCACCGATCCCAAAGATCATTGGAAAAGCTACCTCTAATTTCATAAATTAACGCCTTTACCTCTACATCAGACGCTCCGGCACTGTATAGTTCTATAACTTCATTCTGCCATCCATCATCTAAATCAAGCTTTTCTAAAGGCCTACCTGCTCCCATATTATTGATTTTTTACACTGCAATTTAACGAAAAAAAAGCCCGAAAAGTTAATCCCGGGCTAATTAGGTGTTAATCAACTTCATCATTCAATAGTTTCTCTAGCTGCTTGCTCATATAGTCAAATATAGCTTCTTTACCGATAGATTTACATTTCTCAAAAGCCTGATAATTATCCTCTATGATAATATTTAGAA